AGCGGCTCTGGCGGCTGGCTGGAAGACGGAGGCCTATCCGCGCGAGGTAGAGGCCGACGTTGAGCTGGACGAGACGGACCAGGCCGAGGCTGTGCGCCTCGACCGGATCGCGCGGCAGCCGAAGAAAGAGGCATAACCCATGTTGGCGTCCGACATCATCAACCAGGCGTTTGTGGACCTCACCGTCATCACGGTCAACGAGACGATCTCCACGGCGATGCAGACGGACGCCTTCATGCGCCTCAACGAGCTGCTCGACTCGCTGAGCGCCGAGGGACTCACGGTTCCCAACCAGTTGCTTCAGGCGTTCAACCTGGTGGCGAACACTCAAGGCTATACGTTGGGGAGCGGCGGGACCTTTGCCACCACGGGCGCCCTGCGCGCGATGAAAGTCACAGCCTGGCGCGCATACTACCAGACGCTGCTCCAGTCTGGAGGGCGCGTGCTCTCGCTGGCGGAATTCGGCGAACAGGCCAAGCAGCTGATGGGAGAGCAGACACCGATTCCCAGCATTGTGGGCGCCGACACCGCGTATCCGCTCATCAATGTGCGAGTGTTCCCGCCGCCCGGCTTCATTGTCGGCGTGCTGGAGCTGGCTTACACGACCCCGCTCACCCAGTTCGTCACCGTCGGCGACACCGTTTCACTGCCGCAAGGGTGGAACGACATCCTGCACTTCTGCCTGGCCCAGCGGCTTTACCCTCAATATCCGAAACCTTCGCAGCGCGACACGATCTGGGATATGGCGCAGCGGTCGAAGGCAGCGCTCTCCGTAGAAAACGCGATGACGGCGCCCCAGCCGCAGGCGGCCGCGCCCCAAGGGCAGCGGTAAAAACCACAGGACTTCCCTCACTCCCATGCGACGATTTATCCTCTCTGTAATTCTCGGTGCGTCTGCACTTGCGCTGCTGGTGCTGGCGCAGACCAGCAACTATCCGGCTGCGCTTGATACCGCCTCGACCTTGTATCTGACCGCGGACAACGTGCAGACCTCCCTGACGTCGCCGATGCTCTCGACCGATACTGTGGCCATTGTGGCGTCTTCGACGGGCTTCACGGCGAACATGATCGCCACCATCTGCGATAGCGTCTCCCCAAGCAATTCAACTCTCTGCACCGAATGGGAGCACATGCTGGTGACCAATGTCGCCGGCAACGTGTTAACCGTCACGAGGGGAGTTGCTGGTACCACGGCTGTGGCGCATGCCTCAGGGAAGTACGTCTCGGTGCTGATCGATGCGGCTCACCAGCAGGTGCTGAAATCGGCTATTTTGAGCATCGAATCCGCGCTCGGCCCCAATCTCGTGAATGTTCCGAAATCGGCCGAGCTGATGACGTCCCAGTACAACTTTGCAGCGCAGACCCCAGGCGGAACGCTCAGCGCTGGTGCCTGCAATTTTTCACTGGCTGGCCCCCAGCCGGGGGTGGTGACAGGCGACACTCTCTACATATCGGGCGGCACGGGAACCCCAGAGGCTCTCACCGCGGCCTCGGTGGTTGGGACCACCGTAGCGGGCACCTGCGCTTACAGCCACTCCGGAGCATGGACAGTGCAAAGCGCGACGTCTGGCGTGCAGGAAGCCATCGGAGCGGCCCCCGCGGCCGGCGGCTGGGTGGTTGTGCCGGCCGGCACTTGGCCGACCTATGGGGCCATCACGCTCAATGGCCGCAACAACATTCACCTTGCGGGTGCGCCAGGCGTTTCCACCCTCGCTCCGCAGTTCACTTCGGGCGACGTCATCCACATCATCGGCACGGGCCAGTACGGCACGGGAACCTGGGACACTGTCACGGGCCTGTTGATTTCTCCGCAAACCGCCCCCAACACGCTTACCGGAGTGCACGTCTCGGGAGCCTGGTACACCACGGTTGATCTAAATTCCATCATTAACGTGCAAACCGGCCTGACCTTCGACAACAACAGCACCTATATGGCCGGCGCCCTCTGGGCCACGCGCAACGCCATTCTCGGTATGGCTCCCAGCACGGGCATCGGCATAGCGGTCAACACCGCTCAGGATGTGTTCATCGACCACAACATAATCAGCGGAGGCGGAAACACGCCTTTTGCGGGCATCGCAATTTACCAAAACCTGGCTGGCACCAAAATCACCTTCAATGACGTTTTTTCCTCGAATATTGGCCTGATTATCGCGCCAGGCGCGGGCCAAACCGTGCAGGGAGTCGAGTCGACGAGCAACTGGTACGACACCAACCAGAGCAATGCCGTCGTAATCGCGCCGAACACCGGAGCGGTCGAAGTTGTGCGCTTCAACCAGGATTGGATGAATTCGAGCGGCGGAACCGGGCGGGGCTTCTGGGTAGGCGGGACCGGCACGGTGGACGACCTCTCGCTCTCTCAGTGCGATGTGGAGCACAACGGCGGCAACGGCATCGAACTGGATAACACCTCGCTGACGCACGCCCGTTTTGTGAACCTGACGGTGGGCGGGAACTCAGTCACCAGCCCTGGTTTGGCCTCTGGCATGGTGGTTGCCGCGAACGTCTCGAACTGGCAGGTCATCGGTGGCCGCTACGGGCCGACCGCAACCAACACGGCGGTGCAGGCCAACGGCATCTCCATCCTCGCCGGAGCCTCGGACTATTACATGATCGTGGACGCGGACACGCGAGGAAACAGCGCCACGCAGATTGCGGATGCAGGAACCGGCACGCATAAAGTCATCCGCGACAACCTCGGTTATAACCCGGTGGGCATCTCGATAATCTCCTGCACCACCGGCAGCGCCTGCCCTGCGACGGCATCGGGCTCTCCATCGATCCTTTACATATTAGGGGGCACCTTCACGGGCGTGACGCGAGGCGGCGCGACCGTATGCACAGCAAGTCCCTGCACGGTGTTTCTCGCACCTGGACAGCAGGCGATTCCGACCTTTAGCGGATCTCCGACCTTCACGCTGGACGTTCAATAATGCCCACCTTTGGCAGCTCTCTCTGGGCCGGCGGCGGTACCGGCGCCACGAACACCGCGGGCACCGTGCCCGTCAAACAGCTGTTCTACATGGCGCTGCGGCTGGCGCGTGTGACCCAGGTCGCGCAGATCACTCCCAGCCCTGACCAGCTGGCCGACTGCCTGCAGGCTGCGCAGCTCATGATCGACCAGGCGCAGGTAAAGCGCCCGATGATTTTTACGATAGCCATCACGGACTATGTGCTGGGAACGGGCGAAAGCTACACGCTGGGGCCGGGCGGCACGCTGGTGAGCACCACGGGCACGAGCATCCGGCCAGTGGAGATTGAGCGCGCGCGGCTGATCTTGAGCACCACAGGCACGCCGGTCCACCTGGGCATCTTCAAAGGCTCGTACCGGGAATTCAGCGACCTGGCCGTGCAGCAGATTCCCGGCGCGCTGCCACGGTTTCTGTATTGCGATTATGGCTATCCGCTGGCGACGCTCTACCTGGTGCCCCAGGACCAGGGCGGCGACACGCTGGAGCTGTACACCTGGAGTGCCGTTCCGACAATTGCCACGGTGTCCGATCTGATCGCGCTGCCGCCCGGCTATCAGGACTGGTTCGTGAACAACCTGGCGGTGCGGCTGGCTTCGATCTTCGCGGAGCAGGGCGCCAGCGTGACCGATGATACGCGCCTTGAGGCCCGGCTGAGCACGCGCGCAATCATGGCGCACAACAGCAAATCACCGCGGCTCTCCACGGACGCCCCGAACGGATCGCGGGGCATGGGCGGCGGCAGCTTCAACTACCTAAGCGGGACAGATAAATAGCATGTCCCGAGGTCACCGCAGCCACGGGACGATAGCGAAGCGCGCGGCGCTTCACCTGGCGCCGAGCCAGGAGCATCTGAACAAGCTGCTCGGACAATTTCACCCGAGGAACCGGCAGCGGATCCTCGATCGACTCACACCACACCTGCAGTTCAAGCCGAAGCCCTTGTCTTAGCGTTGCCCGATGAAACTCCCTCTCGTAGGCGAAAGCTATACCCTTCGCTCGCCGGCCGCCGCGGCCCAGCAGACGATGAATCTCATTCCCGAGATCATTGCTGACCCCAACGAGACAGGGAAGAATACGCGGATCCTGGTGGGCGCCCCCGGCTACCACCTGTTTCTGACGCTGCCGACGAACCCGCTGCGGGGCATCTGGTGCGGCGGAACGAGCGCATACGCGGTTGGGGGAAACGTCCTCTACCAGCTCTCGAAAGGCTCGTATCTGGGAGGCACGCCGAATTCGGGGGTTGGGGCCATCCTGAATTCCTGGACGTTCGATTCCGCCTCGGACGGTTTCCCAGTTCAGATGTTTGGCAACGGCGACCAGTTGCTCATCGTCGCCAACGGGTACGCCTACATCGACAATGGCTCGGGCCCCGTTCGCTGCCAGTTCCAGATCAGCGGATACGTCAACACCAACGGCACCGATGTGCAGTGGCAGAGCGGCGACGATTTCTCGACGGCCGTGGCCGGAAACTACATCTACATCGACGGCGTGGTCTACAGCATCGCCTCGGTCAATTCCGCGACCGATCTGACGCTCGCCACCAGCGCCGGAGTGCAGAGCGGCGCTTATTTCAACGCCCCGCTGGGGAGTTATGTGACGGCCGTGACGGGAGCCTATATCGACGGATTCTTCGTCGTGCAGCGCCCGGCCGGTTTGCCCGTCCAGTCCACGGTGAGCACCGCGGGCACGGCGGTTACCTGGGTGGCTAACCAGAAATTCACGGCGATTTCTCCCGGTGATGGCGTGGCAATCAATGGCGTCGGATACGTAGTCGCCGCGGTCCTGTCGCCGACTTCCATGGTGCTGGTGGAGAGCGCCGGCACTCAGACGAACGTCTCATTGGGGGCCGGGGTCGATACCGGGTGCCAGTTCAACATCAGCGCACCCGACAACGGCACAAGCTGGGATCCGCTCGATTTCGCTTCGAAGGAGGGTTACCCGGATTACCTCCAGTCCATCTTCGCGGACCGCGAGCAGCTCTACCTGTTCGGCACCGAATCGAGCGAGATTTGGCAGAACACGGGCAATGCCCTGTTCCCCTTCCAGCGCATTTCGGGCGCCGCAGCGCGAGAGGGGAGTTTCTGCCGCTACGCCCCCGTTTCGATCGGAGGCCACGTCTATTACATCGGCGGCGCTCCACAGGGGCAGCCGGTGGCCTATCGGTTGGACGGGTTCACGCCGGTCCGCGTGAGCACGCCCGCGATCGAGCAGGCCCTGGCAGCGGAAGTTTACATTCCGGAGGCCATGGCGTTCTCCTATTCAGAGGACGGCCACCAATTCTGGGTCGTCAACACCGTCGACCAGGCCTACGTCTACGACGCTACGACCGGAGAGTGGCATCAGCGTGCATTCTGGACCGGCGCGGCGTTCTCGGGCTACGAGCCGTATTTCCATTGCTTCGTCCAGGGCTGGGCGGGAGCCGCCTCCGGCGCCTGCGACAGCGGCATGCACCTGGTGGGCGGCATGCAAAACGGGAACATCTACGAGCTCAACCTGGCGTACTTCGATGACAACGGCAGTGCGCAGGAGTGGAAGAGGATCCTCCCGCATCTGTATGCGCGGGGTTTGTTGCAATTCTTCGGCCGCATGACGCTCGAAATGGACACGGGATCGACCAGTTCGGCCACCGTGCAGCCGACGGTGAGCAGGACCTATTCCGACGACCGCAGCCACACGTTCGCCAACCCGGTGAGTCCTCTGACCGGAGGATCGGGCGTGAGCAGCGCAACGTCACAGCGCGTGTACTGGCCGTCGAACGGATCCTCGCGCGATCGCGTCTTTGGGTTTTCGGGCAACAACAACGGCAACAGCCGCACCTGTCTGATCGATCTGGATCTGGAAGTGGAAGTAGCCGGGTCATAGTGTGCAGCCGATTATCGTTCCTCCTCAGAGCGAGCCTTTCATCGACGGCGTCCTATGTCCCCGTTCCTGGTACCTCTCGGTGTTCGTGCCGCTCCAGGAGTATGCGGCCTCGGGCGGAGATCTCGTCCAGTACGGCACGTCGTCCGAGAGAGCAGCTCTCGATGTCGCCGATCTGATCGACGGCTCGTTATGGTTTGAGGCGGACACCGGCAAACTGTACCAGTGGCAGGCGAAGACGCTGACGTGGGTCTGGGTGCTCGGGACCGCGACCGACACCTACACGCTGACCACGTCGACCACCCAGATTCCAGCGCCGGCTGGCGGCCATCCGGGAGCGGAGCTGGTGGTGATGCTGATGCAGGATTCTACTGGGGGCCGCGCGATCACCTGGGGCGCGGGATTCGCTTATACGTCGGTGAGCCTGGGAAATGCCCTGGCGAACACGGTGAGCGTTTTCCGCTTCGTTTTCTTGGCGGGCCTCTGGGTAATGGTGGGCCAACCCACCACGGACATGGTGCAATGACGAAGATCAAATCTCTGTTGCTGATGACAGCGTGTTTTGCGGCAGGCCTCCTCGGTGCCAACGTGCAGCCGATTCTGAGTGGCAGTGGCAAACTGCTCTTCCCTGAGACCACACCATCAGCCAACCTGAGCGCTGCGAGCGGCGCTCTGACGATTGCCGCAGGGGGGACGAATCAGTCCATTACGCTTACTCCGCGCGGCACCGGCGCGGTAGGAGTCGGTACTTCGGGAACCCCTGCGCTGCCGTTCACGGTCAGCAACCTCGGTCCCTATTTCCATCCCGGCGCCGGGGTGGTTGATCCAGCGGGTACAGCCTGGGCTTATCTGTTAGCTGCCAGCGGCGGCAACAATGCTGTGATTTGGGATAGCGGGCGGTCTATGCGCTGGGGAGTCGAGGCCAGCATAGGCGGCGGCCTGACCGAACTGATGCGGCTGACCGCATCGGGAAAACTGGGTCCAGGCGGCAATACAAACCCCTCATATCCGGTGGATGCGACCGGCGACATCAACACCAGCACCACATACCGGGTGGGCGGCACGGCGGGCCTGAGCGGCACTTATACCGTGCGCAACTCGCTCGGCACGGGCACCTGCACGCTCACCTATGCCGGCGGCGTTCTGACGGCCGAGACGTGCTGATGACCTTCGAACGAACCGCCGATTACGGCCTGGTGCGGGCGATTCTGACCTTACGGGATGTCTACCCGCACATGACGGACGATTTTGCGCCGAAGCGAGAAGACTTCGAAGTGAACACCGATCCGCGCATCTGTTACGTGCTGGTGGAGCACCGCCAGGCGCTGATCGGGCTATTCTCCTTCTTGCCCGAGAACCAGGTCTGCTGGGCGGCGCATGTGGCGATGCGCCGCGGCACTTCTCCCGCGCTCACACACCAGGCCGGCCGGGAAATTGTCGATTGGATCTGGGGGAATACCTGCTGCCTGCGCTTGATCGCTAGCGTCCCGGCGTCGAATCGAGCGGCTGTGCGGTTCGGCCTGCGAGCCATGGGCCTCAAGGCCTACGGACGCAACAAGGAGAGCTTCATGAAGGGCGGCAAGCTCTGGGACCAGGTGCTGATGGGACGCAGTAAGCCAAGGGACTGAACCAATGCCAAGCATCGTAACCGGAATCATAGGCGGCATCCAGGGCGCGAGCGCAGCGCACAACGCGGCCAGCGCTCAGGAGCAGGGGTATTCGAACGCGGCGACGAGCGTCAACAACGCCGTCAGCAACGCCAACCCGCTCATCACGAATGCGGCCACCAACGCCGCCGGCGAAGTTCAGGCGGCCTCGGGTAACGCCGGCGTCGAGGCTACCGGGGCATCGGGCGCCGCCGCGACTGGGGCCACCACAGCGGCAACGGGAGCCAACCAGTATCTCAGCCCATACGTCAACAACGGCGCCGCGGCGTCGAATGCGCTGAGCAACATGACGGCGGCCGGCGGTTTCTCCTTCAACCCGACCCAGGCCACGCTGCAGAACACGCCGGGGTATCAGTTCACCCAGCAGCAAGGGACGAAGGCCGTTCAGAATTCCATGTCGGCCGGCGGCATGCTGAACAGCGGTGCTGCAGGCAAGGCCATGGCGAACTACCAGCAGGGCCTCGCCAATACGACCTACCAGAATGCCTACGGCAATGCGTTGAACGCTTACAACGCCAACGTGAGCTCCCTGACCCCGCAGGTTTCCATGGGGCTTTCCTCGTCCGGCCAGGCAGGGTCGAATTTGGTGAACGCGGCGCAGTACGGCGGCAGCGCGAATCTCCAGTCCGCCGAGTATGCCGGCACGGCCGGCATGACCGGCGCCCAGTACGCCGGCACGGCCGGGATGAGCGCGGCAAACACGACGGCGTCGAATCTCATCAACGCTGGCGTCTATACCGGAAACACGCAGATCGGCTCGGGCAACGCACAGGCACAAGGCGATATCGGCGCGGCTAATGCCTGGAACGGCGCGCTGGGAAGCATCGGCACGGCGGCCAACACCGCGATGGTGGGCGGCTTCAGCGGCGGCAACGGGTTCTCTTTCTCTAATATCGGCAACGGACTAGCAAACATGTACGGGGCTTAATCATGGGCGGATTCAACACTTCAGTGGCGCAACCGTCTCCGGTGGCTTTGGATCTCAAGCCGCCCGAGTCTCAATCTCCGATGCAGATCGCAGCTCAGCTCCAGCAACTCCGCTCCGGCCAGCTTCAGATCCAGGGTCAGCGGATCGAGCAGCAGAAGGCGCAGATGGACCTGGCCCAACGAAAGGCCATTAACGACGCCTACCAGCAGGCGTTCACGCCGCAACCGGATGGCTCGGTACAGCTCGACGATACGAAGCTCACCGGCGCCCTGGCCACGGCGGGCCATGGGGAAGCGATCCCCGGCATCATGGAAAACCTGACCAAATACCGGCAGTCGCTGGCCAGCCTCCAGGAGACGAATCAGAAAGTCACGGCAGCAGAAGCCGACGCCGCCGGCAATCTCGGCGCCACGGTGAAAGCGGCAAACAACGATCCGACGCTGTTTCACTCGCTGCTCACCGATGCCATCAACCGGAAGATTATTCAGCCGTCGCACTATGCGCCGATCGACCAGCAGCTGCAGGCCTCCCTGCAGCAGGACCCTACCGGAGAGCAGGCCCGCAGCCTGGTGGGACAGTTTACCGACCAGATGATTGCCGGCTCGCCGAAGCAACAGGAGCTGGCCACGGCCAAGACAGCGGCAACTGCGCGCGTTACCGCGGCGGAAACCGGACAAACGAAGGAGACGCGCGAAGCCGGGCAGCAGGCGTTTACGAACGCTGTCTCGGACCTGGGAGCGAATCCGCCGCAGAGTGCCGCGGAATACGAGGCACGACTGGGCAAGCTTTCGCCGGCAGTCGCCACGCGGATTCTGACGACCGTCCCGGTGTCGCAGTACGATCCGGCGAAGTCGGGAGCCGTCATTCAGAAGCTCGGCATGAATCCGGATCAGCAGGCAACGGTTGCGCAGGCGGCAGCGAATGCCGCGCAGACGGCGGCGCACAACAAGGTGGAAGAGGGGCAAGGGGCGCAGCGAATAGGCATCGAGCGCGAGAACTCCGCCCGCATGCAGCGGCAGTTCGACGCCACATATGGGGCGCTGCTTGGTCCTAACGGAGAACAGCTTTCCCCCGAGGCGCAGAAGAGCATGGCGCAGCAGGACCCGATGGCTGTGGCCGTGGCCAATTACCAGCTGCCACCTCCGGCGGCGAGCCGCGGCGGCCAAGGCGCCATGGTCCTACGGAAGGTAATGGCCATCAATCCGGCGTACAACGCCCAGAATTGGCAGGCTCAGGCCGGCATGATGAAGGGCTATACCGCAGGATCGCAGTCGAAGGAAATCGGCGGCATCAACACGGCACTGGGCCACGTCGGGCAGCTCGCAGACGCGGTCGACGCTCTGCACAACAACGATACCCAGGCGCTGAACCGGATTGCCAACTTCTACCAGGTGCAGACCGGCGGCACGGCCGCGACGACGTTCGGGGCGATCGTCCACAAGGTTGCGCCGGAGATCAACCGCGCCTACGTGGGCGGAGTAGGGGCGCAGGGAGAGGTACTGGCTCAGGAGAGCGATTTCGATTCGAAGATGAGCCCGCAACAACTGAACTCCAACGTGGGCACTACGGTAAAGCTCTTGCGATCGAAGATCGGCTCGCTTGAGAACCAGTGGAAGCAAACGATGGGCACCGACTTCGCCGGCCGTTTCATCACCCCCGAGGCCGCGGGTGTCGTCAACCGGTTTGCGCCGCAAAGTGCGCTGCAGAGCCCCAGTACCGGTGGGGGAGCCGGAGGCCGCGGCGCCGCGAAGACGGTAAGCTCCGCGCTGGTACATCAATACGCGGTGGAGCACCGTATAGACGATGCAACTGCCAAGACGGTCTTCACGGGCAACGGATACACGGTGCAATAGATGGCCAGCAATCCAATCGTTTTGACGGATCCCGACAAGTGGCTGGCGACGAAGGGAGCACCGGCGGCCACGGCGCCAGCGCCCTCCGGCACGATCACGCTTACCGACCCGGACAAATGGATGGCGGGGCAAGGGAAGGGGGCGACTCCGGGCCAGGAGGCGGGGATCTCGCCAGGCCTTTCCGATGAGCAAATCATCCGGTCTCTTGGCTATGACCCGGCAGTGATCGCGAGGTCGCCGCTATACCAGCAGATGAAAAAGAGCGGCGGCAGCATCGGAGCAACCCTAACCGACCCCAATCGGGCTGCCGTGAAGTGGGCAAATAATTCGTGGCTTGGGAACGCCACGCTGGGCAACGCCGAGGACTTTGGTTCTAAGGCACTGGGAATGGTGGAAGGTGCGGGGCAGTTCGCGCACCACCTGTTTTCGACGCTGGGGCTGGCCGAAGCGAAGGACGATCCTTTCCTCGACCTGATGTTACAGGTTCAGAAACAGGATTTCGCACAGAACGTGCGCCCCAAACCAGGACCGCTGGCCGGCACGGTTGGGGATCTCGCCCTATGGTCCCTGATGCCGGGAGTGGCCGAAGCCGGGCCTGGCGCCGGCCTGGGAGCGCGGATGGCCAGCGGGGCGCTCAACGGGGCCGTGGCCGGGGCGGATCAGCCCACCGACGTTTCAGGCTCGGGCGATTACTGGTCGCGGAAAGCCGGGCAAACCGGTCTGGGCGCGGCGGTGGGAGCGGGAACTGCTGCTGTGCTGGGCGTGGGATCCAAAATCGTAAACGCGGCGCGCGGCAATGTTGGGGCCGAAAATGCGGACCTCATCGCTGCTGGAAAGCAGCACAACGTGCGCCTCACCTACGGCGACGTGACCGGAAATCCGATAGCCCAAAAAGGCGAAGTGGCCATGGAATCCATGCCTCTTGTCGGCACGGCCGGCACGCGCGCCGCGCAGCAAACGGAGGCCAAGGCAGCGGCCGACAATGTCCAGCAGGGCCTGTGGGATAAGTTCCTCGATACCGAGCCAGGGGCCTTCCAGGATGTACAGACGGCGGCGCAATCCGGAGACCAGCGCGCACGCAACCTGATCGACAAACTGCAAAACGCGGGCAACGATCCGGACAAGGTGCTCCAAGCCTCGATCGGACTGGGGGACTTCCGCACCAGGCAGACTGCGACCGAGCTCTATGACAACGTGCAGAACCTGGTCGAGAAAAACAATCTCGGCGACGTGCGCCTCACCGCGAGCGCTAAGGCCCTCAACTCGTCTCTCTCCGAGCTGAACGCGGCCAAGCTCCCCAATCGTGACGTGCAAACGCTGCTCGGTCAGGTGAGAGCCAGCGTGACGCCGAAAGCCGCTCCGCCGGCCGGGCCGCCCCCCCTTAATATCCAAGATTTCCAGGCATGGCAGGCCGCGCAGAAGCCGCCGGCATCGGCGGGGAACGACTATGGATCGATCCGCCAGCTCGTGTCCGATCTTGGCGACCGCATCCGAGGCTATTACGAGGGCAGCAACGCCATCATCGGCGAAAAAGGGGTTGGCTACCTGGAGCGCGTCCGCAACGCGCTGCAAGACGATCTATCGAGTTTTGCGCGCACCAGCAGTGTGCCGGAGGTCCAACAAGCGGGCCAGGTTGCCGACGAATATTACAAGACCGCGCGCGTGCCGTATAAGGACGGGATGCTGGCGCAGGCTTCGGTAACCACGGAACCGGATCAGATTTTCCAGCAATTCATCAAAGCCGGAAAAGGCGATCGCGCGCAGAATTTCTATAACGCGCTCGATCCCAAGGGGCAGGCGGCGGTCAGATACGACATGATGGCCAAGGCAGTGAACGACGCCACAGTGCCGAGCTCGGGAGGCCCAATCTTTTCTCCCGCGAAATTCACAGGCTCCATGAGCAAGCTGAACGATGCTTACGGCGTCTTTTTTACGGGACCGGACAAGTGGCAGATGGACGGCTTCAAAAACCTGATGGCGCATGTGACACGGGCCGGTCAGTTCGCTGAGAACCCTCCCACAGGAAACCGCTTGATCCCTTTTGCTCTGGGGGGCGGTGTCGCGCTTGCAGCCAAAACGAATCCAGTAGTGGCGGCCCAGGCGGCCGGGATGGTGAGCTTGCTCAAGGTGGCGATGACAACCGCGGCGGGAAGGAATTTCCTGCTGGCCGCAAGCAGCCTGACGCCTGGCACCGCAGCCATGGAAAACCTGGTGGACCGAATGACCGCCAGGGCGGCTACCGGCGGCCGACCTGCGACGCCGCCGCCGCCAGTCCCCGGATCAGCATCGGCACCAGGAGCGGGCCAACAGCAGCAGCCATACATGCCAGGAACAAACCTGGCCGGCGCCGGATCATTCTGAGCAGTTCCATGCCTCAATCCTGCTCCTAATCGGAACCAAAAACAAGCATCGGTAGTCCTATGTCAAAACTCCGTCTCTTCGTCTTCACCCTTCTCTCCGCGGTTCTGGCGTTTGCCCAGAGCGCGACTCCCTCCTACACGCCCGCCTTCGTGTCGGGCTTGACCATCACGGGCCCAGCGGGCTTGGCCGTGGCGTCGATCAATCCGGCTTACTGCCTTCAGTCTCCGAGCGCCGTGTCTCTGGCGCAGCTCCCGGACCTGGCGCCGTACATCAGTGGCATCGGCTATGCGCCGCCGGTCCAGCTCTCGGCCGCCGGGCCTTTCGGCATTTCGGCGCTGTGCCCGTACTTCGTCTACGTGAACGGCGCGCCGGAAAATGCGGCGTCCGTCGGCGGCATCTTCAGCCACGGATATCCCTATGCCACGGCAGTGCAGCAGGCTATCGCGGAAATCACCGCGGTGATGAACGCCTTTGCCGCGGGAAGCCCTTACACGGCCGTCCAGGTGAGCGGCGTGCAGCCGGTGCCGGCGGTGGCTCCCGTGGTGGCTGCTACTCCGGCACCGCCGCCGGCGCCCAGCGATCCGGTGGGCCAGGTGCTGCCCGATGGCCGATACCAGGACCTCTCCGGCAATTCGTTGCCGATCGGCAGCACGTATACGGACTCTCGCGGAAGCTTCACCAAGGCCGGATCGTTGACTCTGTTCGGAACCGTTTACTGGTGGGTGGTCTCGGCGAAATAACATGCGATCGCTGATTCTGTTTTTCGCCGCGGCCGCCGCGCTCGCGGCCCAGCAGCTCACCTTCAGTCCGCAAGGCGGCAGCAAGGTTTCCACCTGGGCGGTCACCGGCTGCGCTCCGAAGGCCATCCCGGTGGCTCAGATCTATGCGATCGCCACGGCGCACGGCATCACCTGGCTGGTGCCATCCGTGGCCGGGGATCAGATGAGCAAGCGCACTCTGGCCGGGAAGATCGTCCGCATCGGAACCTTCGTCGCTGCCGGCGCCAGTGCGCTGCTGACGCTCAAGGTGGTGCAGGCCAATGCAGCCATCGTTGCCGGCGTGACCTCGGGCGGGGGATTCCTCGGCTCCCTGCTGCCGCTGGCGAGCCAGCAAGTGCCGAAGCCGGACAGTGCGGCGGGAGCGGACCTGGCCATCGCCACGTCGGGATGCGGCGCCATGACCTTCTACGCGGTCCCCTCGAAAATCGGCGCGTTCACCGAAACGCTGAAGTGACGGAGATGCAAATCAACCTCGACTTACAGGCACTTCGCAACGGCGGTCTGGTGGCCTTCTCGGGAGGCACCAATATTGCCCAAGCCGGTGTGCTTGGGGCAACGCTCAGCTTCCTGATTGAAGCGGTGAGCAAATCGAAGCTCTCGCATGTCGGCATCGTGCCGCCGCAATGCGATTGGCTGAATCCGACGATCCCCGGGTTGATCGAATCGACCGAACTGGACGGCATCTCCGGACCGCAATACAACCCGCTCGGGCCCCGCGTCCAGACGGACTATGCGGACAAGGGCGGCCATGCCATCTTCCTGCCTTTCCGGCCGGAGTTCGCTCCCGATTGGGACGCGCTCTGGAAAGGCGCGGCACAGATGTTCGCCGAAGTGAAGGCCGGCCGGCTGCACTATTCGGTGAAGAGGCTCTTCGCCGATGCCACCGCGCGCAACGTGGCGTTTGCGGCGCTTCCCGTGGCGGGCATCATCGATCTGCTGGCCGAGCACGACAGGGGCATAGTGTGCTCCGAATGCGCGGCACTGCTGATGCAGACGGGCGGCGTGGACGCCAAGGCCATGGCCGCTGGTATTCCGTGGCTGCCCAAGGTCCAGCCCATCGCCGGCCAGGCCATAGGCTGTTCGCCGCAAGACCTGCGCGATATGCCGATCTGGATGCCGTCTTTTTCGATTGTCTAAACGAGGTGATTCATGGAACTAGCAAAAGGAATTGTCAACGATGTCGAGCAAGCCGGCGAGAAGCTTGTAACCGCCGCGGAGGCCTCGGGCGAAGCCGACCTGGCCGCGCTTGTCAAAGCGGTGCTCGCCAACGCAGCCGGCTACAAAGTCGTTTTCACCGTCAGCCTTGAGCCGAAATAAATATGCGAGACCAGACGCTCTGGGTGCTCGCCGCGGGCATTCTACTCTTCACCTTCGTGGTGATCCTGACAGCCCGGTTCTTCCCGAATAACCAGGGAATGTACGCGCTGTTCGCCGGCATCCTTGGCAACTTCAGCGGTGGGCTGATGGTGTACCTGCACCTGGGGCCGCCGCCTCCACCGGCGCATTAAGCGAGCCGTGCCATGCAGCAACGGCCCTTCTTCGAATTGGATGACTCCGAGCCGGCGATCTTCGACCTCGTGAGCTGGGATCTACCAGGCCACGCGCGTCGATACAGGCTTCCCCGCGTCAGCACGGGTCATTCAGGACTGGATAAAAAACCATGCGAGTAAAGGCCACACGCGAAGGGTTGGCGGGCCACAAAACGGCCAGTGGATACGTGATCGATTCCGTTGTGCCGTTCGTGGCGCTCCCCTCCGTGAATGCGCTCGACAAGTTGGTGATGCTTACGAACCCCGCCAACGGCAAGGTGGCGTATGCCTTTGTGCTCGACGTGGGACCGTTCAACGAGCACGATGATGCTTACGTATTCCATGGCGACCGGCCGCAAGCGGAATGCGGCGTAAGCGTCTCCGGCGCGGGAACCAACAAAGCCGGTATCGACCTCGGGGAAAAGATCTGGAAGCAGCTCGGCATGACCGATAACACCCCCATCGATTGGAAGTTCGTAATCTAGCCCTGATAGACTGAGTTCACCGCGTGAAAAAAGAAACGGCCCTGGTTGCCGGGAGGCGCCAGGGCCGTTTTCTATTTCGAACGCGGATCAGTTTTAGGCTACCAATTCCAGGCTGCCTCGGCCAGGCCGTAGCCGATCAGCAGCAAGGCAACAATCAGCGGCGACAGCATCAAGGCGTGCGCCAGGGTCATCCTCACGGTGACGTTCTCGACGCGCATTTCGGCCTCGCGCTTCATGATGTCGGGACACGAGATGAGCTGGATCGCTTCCCTCTCATCCCGTGCCTCAAACGTGAAGACCACGCGGAACTTCTGCAACTCGGTCCTCACTTCCCCTCCTTCCTGTACCACCTCGCCAAAATCCTGAGTGCCTCAGTCCGCGTGACGGGGAGCTCCTTCAGGTCGCGGACCAGCTCAATTAGTCGCCGCATCGTTCCATCCTCCACGCGCCCTCGCGCACGAGCTTGTAGGCGGCATTCAGCCGCTTGACCAAATCCTCACAACTGAAACCGCACCAGGCCTCGAAAGCCTCCCGGCAGTCCCGGTGGTAAGCCCCAGGAGCTCCCTGGTGGCAGTCGAAGCACAACGGAATGCAGGAATAGTCCGAGGCCTTCAGGGCCGTTCCGCCGTCCGAGCCGGTGTGGGCAGCTTCCACCTGGTGTGCGGACCCGCACGCGGCACAGGGCAACGTGCGGACCCAGGCCCGATAGCGCCAGTCGCGGGCGGGGCCGCGGGAAACGTGCTGGCGGCGCGGCGCGCGGCGCGGATGCTCGGTTTCACCGTGCACGGCGTACCTGAGGTAACGCAAGGTGCGGCTCATTGGCGCTCCTCGATCTTCCAGGCAACCCGGAACTCGTTGAGCATGTCGAACAAGGTGCGCCGTATCCGGTCCTTGGCGGTGCGAATCTCTGACGTCGATCCGCACGGAAGATCCGCTCCGCGCTGGCCATTCTCCAAGAGATACGCTTCGAGCTTGCCGTTGGGCAGGCGATGGATGGTGACTTCGATCGTCGGGGGTTCGAGCTCAAGCGACATGGAAGAGGCCCTCCTCGGCCAGGTAATGTTCGTAGGTTGT